ACTCTGAGCATCATAGTGCAAAGCACATGGAGTTTATGAAAAGGCGAATGAGAGCAGGAGATACTTTTACTCAAGCCCATAAAAAGGCACAAGCAAAGGTGGGCAAATGAGAAAGAAACGTAAACAAGTAAATTTAAGTGTAGGCAGAGGAGAAAAGTCTAAAACTGGTGGTTTAACTGCTAAAGGTCGTGCGAAATACAATCGTGCCACAGGAAGCAATCTAAAAGCACCAGTTACAGGAAAAGTAAAACCTGGTAGTAAAGCAGCCAAAAGACGAGCATCTTTTTGTGCAAGGATGAAGGGTATGCCTGGGCCGATGAAAAAACCTAACGGTAAACCTACTAGAAAAGCGTTAGCATTAAGAAAATGGAGGTGTCGTTA